GGCACTGTCGGTCAAGGAGGTGGCGTCCATCAAGGAATCCCTTGGCGGTGAGGCCGAGTACAGCAAGATGATCCAGTGGGCCGGCGACAACCTGACCCCCGAGGAAGTCGAAGGCTTCAACCAGATCATCAACACCCAGCCCATGGCTGCAGTGAAGATGGCGATCACTGGTCTCCATGCCCGGTACACAGCAGTGGAGGGTCGTGAGCCCAAGCTCATTGGTGGCCGTGCTTCCAAGGGCAGCAGCGACAAGTTTGAGAGCACTGCTCAGCTGGTCGAAGCCATGTCGGATCCCAGGTACAGCAAGGACCCCGCTTACCAGAAGAAGGTGCAAGAGAAACTCAGTCGATCAAGCATCTTTTGAGCGGTGTGTTCAAGCATTGCCCTCCGTTTACCGGGGGGCTTTTTTCATGGCTTGCATCACTTCGTACACTGATTACACCTAGACCCACTCACGAACCTCGACGGCCCACTGCGGTGGACACCCCTCGTGAACGGGAGCCTGCGGTCGGGGTAACCCCCAACCCTTTGTTTATCTAGGAGCCCAGCAATGGCAGCCCCCGACTTTACCGCTTCACGTCTTGGCCTTGTTAACGCCGCAGGTGGTGGCACCTGGGCCGGCGACAACGCCCTGTTCCTTCAGGTCTGGGCCGGTGAGGTTCTCACCGCGTTCCGCAAGGCCACCATCTTCGAGCCCCTGCACACTGTCCGGACCATCAGCTCCGGCAAGTCTGCGTCGTTCCCCATCGTGGGCTTGAACTCCGCTGCGTACCACACCCCCGGCACCATGCTGACGGGTACCGCAGTGAAGAACGCTGAGGCCGTCATCAAGATCGACGACAAGCTCGTGTCCAACGTGTTTGTGGCCGACATCGACGAGGCCAAGAACCACTGGGACGTGCGCTCCCCCTACTCCGCGGAGATGGGCAACGCCCTGGCGTACACCTTCGACCGCAACATCGCGGCGATGATCGCTAAGGCGGCTCGCACTGCCACCAACTTCAACACCGACCTGCCCGGCGGTACCCGCATCAAGATCGTGGCCGCCAGCAAGACCGCCATTACTGGCGCTCAGCTGGCCACCGCTCTGTTCTCCGCTGCCCAGCGGATGGACGAGAACAACCTGCCCGAGATGGATCGGTATTGCGTGCTGGCTCCGGCCGAGTACTACAAGCTCGTCCAGACCACCGACGTGATCAACCGCGACTGGGGCGGGGCTGGTGCGTACTCCGACGGCACCGTGCTGAAGGTTGCTGGCATCACGATCCTGAAGTCGAACCATCTCCCCACCACCAACCGCTCTGCGGCCACGGGTGAGAACAACGACTACGCCGCCAACTTCACCGACTCCGTCGCCCTTGCTTTCAACAAGCAGGCCGTCGGCACCGTGAAGCTGATGGACATGAAGATGGAGCAAACCGGCGCTGATGTTCATGCCCTGTGGCAAGGCACCTTCATGGTTGCCTCCATGGCCCTGGGCTCCGGCATCCTGCGTCCCGACTGCGCCATCGAGATCTACACCGCAACCAGCTGATCTCGGTTCAATATGGGGGGAGCTTCGGCTCTCCCCCTTTTTTTCTTTTTGTTCGGGCTTTCGTCATGACCCTTGCTCGCACGTCGTTCCTGGAAGCCGTGAACCGAGTGCTGCAGATGCTTGGCGAGGCACCGGTCAACAGCCTCGATGGTCAGTTCGGCTTGGCGCAGCAGGCCCAAGACGCCATCAACGACGTGTCCCGCAAGATCCAGACAGAGGGGTGGTCGTTCAATACCGACTACGAACGCCAGCTGCTGCGGGACTCGGTGACCCACCACATCGGCGTCGGCACCAATGTCAGCCGGGTCAAGGTTGATCCCTACTCGTACCCAGACATCGACGTCGTGCTGAGGGGGGCCAAGCTTTATGACCGGCGAGCTGGCAGCTACGAGTTCGACGAGGACCTGTACGCCGACGTCACCTACATCCTGGAGTGGGAGGAGGTGCCCGAGTACGCCCACCAGTACTTCATGATCAAGGCTGGCCGCCAGTTGCAAGAAGCGATCCTGGGGTCAGCGGACCTGTCCCGGATCAACATTGCTGCTGAGGCCGAAGCTCGCAGCCTGTTCTTGGAGGAAGAGACGACCCGCGGAGAGCACAGCTGGCTACGTGGCAATCCAAACCACACGGATGTTTTCATGACCTATAAGCCCGCCTGGGCCCTGCGTCGTTAGTCATGCCACTGATCAGCAGCTCCATACCCAACCTGATCAACGGCGTCAGCCAGCAACCAGCAGCTTTGCGACTGGCGTCCCAGTGCGAGCAGATGGTCAACTGCATGCCCAGCCCGGTGGAAGGGCTGAAGAAGCGACCACCAGCGCAACACGTGGCCAAGCTGTTCTCCGGATCAGCTGGTGCCGGGTGCCCGTTCACGACCATCGTGGACCGGGACGGAACCATCCAGTTCCTGGTGCTGATCCTGGACAACGACATCAAAGTCTTTGGCCTGGATGGATCCGTCAAGACGGTGGCCAAACCTGACGGCACGTCGTACCTCAACATCACTGGTGAGCCCAGTGCCGTGTTTCGCGTGGCGTCAGTGGCTGACTTCACGTTCATCGTGAACCGGGAAAAGACGGTGGCCATGTCGGCCACGACGTCGCCCAGCTGGGGCACCAAGTCCATGGTGTTCATCAAGTCAGCTGACTACGCCACCACGTACAGCATCACGGTCAACAGCACCACCGTCACGTACACCACGGCCAGCGCAGGCTCCAGTGTGCCGAGCACTGTGGACATTGCACTCAACCTGCGCAACTCACTGGCCACGGCCCTTGGAGCTGGCTGGACCATCACGGCCAGCGACTACATCGTGCGCATCACGAAAAACGACGGGACCGACTACACGCTGGGCAGCTCTGACACCAGGATCGGCACGGCCACGGTGCCCATCAAAGGCACGGTGGACACCATCTCTGACCTGCCTACCAAGGCTGAGCATGGCTTCATCGTCAAGATCATTGGCTCCGCTGCGTCCGGGGCTGACGATTACTACGTCAAGTTCGTGGCCAACACAGGCTCAGGCTTTGGCCATGGCGTATGGCAGGAGACGGTGGCCCCTGGCATCCAGTACTTGTTCGATGCGGCCACGATGCCCCACGTGCTGGTGCGGGAGAACGACGGGACCTTCACGTTTCGGAAGTTCACGTGGTCTGGCCGAATAGCGGGTGATGCCGTAACTGCACCGAACCCCAGCTTTGTCGGGTCCACGATCCAGAACGTCAACCTGTTCCGCAACAGGCTTGCGTTGCTGGCTGATGAGAACGTCATCATGTCGGCAGCTGATGCGTACGACAGGTTCTGGCCGGAGTCCGTGCAGACCGTGGTTGACTCTGACCCCATCGACCTGAGTGCCGGCAGCAGAAAGATCAACCTGCTCACGTCGAGCCTGGCCTTTGCCGACGTGCTGCTGGTCTTCAGTCGCAACGGCCAGTTCCGGTTGAGTGGTGGCAATGCAGTCGCTGCATCATTGACGCCCAAGACCGCAACGATCACCCAGGTCACAGCGTTTGAGATGAACCAAACGGTGGACCCGGTGATCGTGGGCCGCACCATGTACTTCCCGGTGCCCAGGGGCGAGTACGGCGGGTTGAGAGAGTTCTTCTTGCCGGATGCGTCGGGCCCGGTGCCCACGTCGGAGGAGGTCACAGCAGCGGTGCCGCGGTTTCTGCCGTCGAACCTGTCGAACCTGGTTGCGACAGCAGCCGAGGAGGCGGTCTATGCCGTGTCCAAGGACGAGCCTCGGCGCGTGTACCTGTACAAGTTCCTGTTCCAAGGGGACAACAAACTGCAAAGCGCCTGGAGTTACTGGGAGTTCAACGCTGGCAAGAGCGTGATCGGCGTGGACCTGGTCGACTCCGACCTGTACGTCGTGGTGCAGTACTCGGACGGTGTCTACCTTGAGAAAATTGTGACGCATCCCGAAACCGTGGATGCCGGCACGACGGTGGAGATGCTGGTGGACCGCAAGGTGACGGAGGCCAGTTGTTCCGTGGCACTGACGACGCCGAGCGGACTCGACACCCAGAGCACCATCACCCTGCCGTACCCCATCAACACCAGCACCAGCAACATGGCGGTGGTCGGCCGGTTCTTTGCCGGCAACACCTTGGCCCACGGCCAGGTCGTTCAGATCCTGTCGTCGACCGCTGCTGGTGGGGCCGGTGGCAACGGCACCCTCACGGTTCGCGGGGACCTGACTGGCGCCGAGTTCTTTGTGGGCGAGCTGTACAACATGACGTACGAGTTCAGCACCCAGTACCTGAAGGAACAACCGCCCGGTGGCGGCATGGCTGTGATCTCAGGCCCCAAGCTGCAGCTCCGCACCTGGACCATGCTGTTCGACAAGTCGTCGTCGTTCAGCATCAAGATCACGCCACGGGGCCGGGACACCATGACGTACCCGTACACCGGCTTTGAGGTTGGCGACCAGGAAGTCAGCCTGGGCGAACTGGCTCTCCGTACCTCCAGGTTCCGGGTGCCGGTCATGGCCCAGAACATCGAGGCCAAGATCGAGATCGTCAGCGGCTCCCCGCTGCCGTGTCGGCTTCAGTCCGCAGAATGGGAAGGTTGGTACCACACCCGAGCTGCACGCCTGTGACGTCTGCGTACACCCGGCCCACCAGGGTCGCTGATATTCCGTATGTGGCGCGGTACATGCGGGATGAAGACGTGGCCGAGGTGCGGGCGTTCTCGGGCCACACGCCCCAGGAGTCCCTGTTGCACAGCTTTTTTGCTGGGTCTCCGTGCATGACCATGATCGGGAGAGATGGCAGGCCCATGGGCATGTGGGGCGTCGTAGCCCAACGGGCCGACGTGGGTGCCATCTGGATGCTGTGCACCGACGACCTGGTCCGGGATCGACTCAACTCCATCCGGTTTCTCAGGGAGGCCAAGGGCCACCTTGACCTGGTGCAACGCAAGTACCGGGTGCTTTTCAATTTCGCGGATGCCCGTAACGTGGTACATATCAAATGGTTGCGGTGGATGGGGTTCACCTTCATTGCGTCGCACCCCAATTTCGGAACAGAGGGTCGATTGTTTTACGAGTTTGCGAGGATTTGAACCATGTGCCCAATGGCCCCGGCAATGGCATTTGCGGTCGCCTCAGGCGTCCTGAGTGCTGGTCTTGGCATCGGTCAAGCGGTGGTTGGCGCCCAGGCAGCTCAGCAGCAGGCGTCGTTCGCCAATGCCCAGGCCCAGCAAGGGTTCCAGTTCCAGCAGATGCAGGCCAGCGCCGCTCGGAACTTCGAGCAGATGAAGGCCAATCAGCAGGAAGAGCTGATGCG